GTGCAACTGGAACTGAAAGTATTGCTAAACCTGTTGTTACGCAGGCAACCCCAACCACTTCAACAATTAAAGTAGCATTTAACTTTTTCATACTCCCCCTTATTGTTAGATTCATCCACCTAATCGTGGCGTGTCGCGATAATTTTTAATTTTATCACGCGTAATAAATTGTAATTTTTAAATTGTAAAAAATGCCAAGAGTATAATTAAGGTAGTGGTTAGGAAATACTTAATTACTAGGAAGGTAATAATGGAATGTTGCAATCATAAGTTTATGAAAAGGTGGTGCGAGTGCCATCATTGTTGGGGTACAGGTTGCGATGTGGCAAAACCAATACTTGATAACAAAGGAGATGAAATTGAAATGTCCTAAGTGTGATAGAGAAATGAGTACTGGTTATGAGGATATTCTCAATTATGGTTTATCTAAACCTATTTGGTGGTGCCCTGATTGGAAAGAGTGCAAGTATGAAGTAGCAAGGGATAAATCTAAACCTGAACAGAAAAATATCTAGTAATAGGTGCTTTAGGTTCAGGCGGCTGCGTGGCCCGATCATAACCAAAGATTGCGGCCACAGCAGCATCTACCTTGCGACGGCTAGAAGCCTTAGCAACCATTACTCCTCTTGAGGATTGTTTGGTAACGCAGTTTGCGATGTGGCGGGCCAAGCGTTCATCACCATCGTGAGTAAATGATCCATTAACGACGGCTTCATAAAACTTTTGTGTTGCAGGTACCATTCGTTCCGCCGAGTTTGGATAACTAACAACTGGTAAGCCGTTCTCATCAAGCACCATGAAGGTTCGTTGCCATCTTGCGGGATCGAATACAACTTCTCTAACTTGGAATCTGGAATCTCGGTAAACATCAATTATTGTTTTTTCAACTTCAGCAACTGGAACAAACCAACCTTGCTCTGCATCGTGTGGCTTCTCCCAAATTCCAACAACTTTTAAATGCGGTTTTTCTCCGCCTAAGAACCAGGCAACTAAGGCAGTTGAATCATTTGAGAACGCGCCATCAAATGCTAGAACTACATCCTCGCCAGGAATATCCTCGCGCTCTGTATCTATTATTGATTCCCACGCACCAGTTGGTAGCCAAGCAGTGGTTGTACTAACAAAACAATTTATTCGCTTTGTTCTAAATTCTGCTTCAGGCGTTCGTAATACTGCCGATTCAAAATCCTCAAGATCAACAATATCGCCAATACCAGGATTAGCCTCTTGCCATAATTGCGGATCACGATGATCTCCTTCGGGCTTAGTAGGTTCCCACCAAGCGAAAAAGAAACTGGGATCAACATTTTCACCCTTAGCAATTCTTTGGCCGTATTGGTAAAGAGAGTAGCAAAGTGAATCTTGTCCGTTAGTTGCAGTTTTAACTCCAGCAGTAGTGATGCCAAAGAGAAGTGAATCTTGCCTAGCACCACCTGCAAGGCTCATTACATCCCATAGTTCTCGATTGGGCTGGGCGTGAACCTCATCAAAGATAACTAATGGAGAAGGGTTTAATCCTTCTTTTGTGTAAGCCTCAGCAGAGAGAACTCTATAAACTGAACCTTTATCTTTAAACTCAATTGCATCTTTGTAAAGAGTAAGCATTGAGGATAGTTCAGAATCTAACTCAACCATTCGCTTTGCAGTGCCAAAAACAATTCGTGCTTGATCTCTATCGGCTGCGCAAGAGTAAATTTCAGAACCATTACCACCGAGAGTTAAACCTGCTAAACCAACGCTAGCAGCGAGTGCAGATTTTCCATTCTTTCTGCCAAGCCCAATTAATGCGGTGCGGTGTTTAAATCTGCCATTTTCTTTTCGCGCTAAAGCGTGATTGAGTAATTGCTTTTGCCAATCGCGCAGGATTAATAAATCACCAGCAGGAGCAGCAATAGAATCTTTAGTTACTCTACAAACCGCTTCTGCGAACTGGCTATAAAGTTGCCCATCGCCTGCTGCAATTTCTGCATCAGCAACTGGCGTGAGCCATCGCGGGGGCCAAGAATTAGTTTGTTGCATTTTGTTTTTGCTGGAGAAGTTCCTCTAGTTTTCCGCGAGCCTTCACTTCAGCAACCCCCAGTTTTGATCTATCACTTGGAGTTAATCCAAGCAACGATAAGTTTTTAACAATATCACCCTGCACCGTGCTTAACATTCCGAACAGAGGATTTTGATATGCGTAACCTTTATCAGTAAAAAGTATAAAGTGTTCAGGTTTTAGTTGATCCTGAATTTGTTTTTTCAATTCCATCTTTTCGCAAAGTTCTAAAAGTATCGTGCCATCTGTATTGGCAATCCAAGGTGCAAGATTTAAAACCTCACGCCAAAGTGTTGAACCAGTTTCAGTTAGATGCGCTGGCGGTTCAGCAGAAAATCTTGGCAACGCAATAACTTTATTTAGATCAGGAAGTTTTTGTTTACCTGGATTTCCATTGCGCCTTTTAATTTCATTCGGCTTTGCAGCCATTAGTTTCCTGTCCAATTTGTACCAAAATGCCCCCTATTGAAAAATTCGGAAATGTGCGAAGCCAGGGCGTCGGGGTATATACCACGCATGTGCCTGTACTTATTAGCCGTACCCGATAATGCCTAGGTGGGGGTTTAGGCAGAACCTTTTTCTGAATTGTGAACACGGCAAAGTGTTTGCAAGTTTGACCACACCGATAGGCCGCCGTTTTTTTTACTTATGATGTGATCGGTTGTTAAATCTTTTGTTGTTCCACATTTAAAACAATATGGATGTGCAGTTCTAAATTCTTTTGATAACTTCTGCCACGCATAACCATAACCTCTTTGGCTTGGTGTTGGCCTTGCTCTTTCTTTTAATCTTTTACATCTAATACATCTTGCTGATCTAGTTAGTGTGTTGCAATCAACGCAAGGTCTAGGTAACTTAGGAGCCATGCTTGGCCACATACATAAGAGCGCGATGTAAGTTACTTAGTGAATCTTTAAAGTGTCCTAAGCCAACATTACAATTAACACAAAGTAATCCACGAATCTTTTTAGTTTCGTGATCGTGATCAACACTTAATGCTTTTTTAAATTCCTTAGCATCTGTGCCACATATAGCGCATTTGTTGTTTTGCGATTCAAGTATCTCTTTGTATTTACTTTGCGACATATTAATAATAAGGCGACTATTCCTACGACAAAGCCTGCAAGTATTGCGCAAACCAGTTGGATGTTTTCTATCAAGATGGAAATGATGTGGTGCTAAATCTAACTTACAGTTAGTACATTGTCGCAGTTCATTCTGCATCCTCATCATCATCATCTATCTCATCGTGCTGTTCATTGTAAAGTGTGTAAGGCGCAAGGCGATCCTCTACTGGTAATGAAAGATATGATTGCAGTGTTGATTGCACTGCACGATTTAATAACGAATCAATTGCATCGAAAGATAAGTTCTGATCAGTTTGTATCTCTGTTTCAATATCGAGAATCTTTATCTTGATGCTTAACATTTTGTTAATTCCGAACGCGAATCTAAAAGATCATCTATAAATTTATTTACTATCTCGCGTTGGCGATGAGTAAAGGCTGGATCATTACGAGTGCGAGAGGCATGAATAAGGGCTTCATCTATCTCAGTTAAATCCTCAACTTCTCCGTTCATAATTTTTCCAACCAATAAAGAAACCCTAGACAATTTGGCTAGGGCTTTCGCAGAGATAGTAAAATCTGCTAACGCAAGTGTAACACAGAAAAGTGAAAACTTATGCAAATTAGAGTGTGGAGTTTTTGGCTTTGATGATTGCAGAGAGATCATAAAGTTTGCCACGCCTTTCCACTTTGTAAGTTTTTATTAAGTTGTAAACAGTTCGTTCAGTAGTTCCCATCCAAGCCGCTATCGCCTCAACATCTAAATAAAACTTTCTATCTGGATTACTCATTGCTAAAGATATTAACCTCAGCACTGACCAACTTTGCTTACAACCAAAACAGGTAACATCATCCATAAGATTTTCAACATCAATTACAACAAATCGTTTGCAATCATCTGTTGGGCAGGGAATCCTTCTTGCCTGCTCTACAAATCTTTTTGCTGCTGATCTGCCTTTTGCGTGTAGGCCGTAAACCTCACCTGCAAATTCTACCGCCCATTCTTGCCCAAGGCTCCATTCTAAGTGGGTGCAGTGGAAATCAACCGTCGCCTGCACCTCAGCATCTATGGTTCGCTCCTTCAGCACTAGCGCAGGTGGGGTGAGTTTCCTATCGCTCCTGATGATTACCTCCCAGGAATGTAGGATTCTTAGCAGTTCAGTAGCCATAGTGAAATCTAGGGCTGCTACATTGATGCCGATACTTCGTTCAGCGCTAGCCTTACCTGAGCCGCTACGACCTGGGGCTAGAAACATCTGGGCTTCAAAATGTAAATCAGGTAACTCAGCCAATGAGGATTTAACTTTCATAAAACATAGACGGCAGGCGCCTTGGCTCTGCGTTGTTCTGCTACACACTTGGCAGGTCATTAGAACGGTATCTCCTCTAGTTTAGATTCTTTAGTTCCTACTCGGTTCCAGTAATCAGGTGGCTCGGTTTCAAATAAAGTAAAGGTGCTGCACTGATGCTCAGCCAGTATCACCCTCTCAGGTTTGTAAACTGTTCCAATCACATAAGCGCCCGTTCTTGGGGTAGCCTCAAAACTAACTAAAGTTCGGTGAGCCTCATAGGTTCTAAACTTATTAACCTTCTTGATTATCTCCTCCATAACATTGAGCCGAGGGGTATCAAGTTTGGTAAGGAAGCCAGCAGAGGAATGCCCCTGCCAAATAAGTTTTCCACAGGCTTTACAGTTTATAGGTTTAAAATCAAGATAACTCATGCAACTAAACCTTTACGCATACCG